AATCGCTACCGATGAGGGAAACCTCGGCACAAACGACCAAATAACCCTTGCGGACTTCGATTTCGCGAAAGAGTCCGCAAAAACCTTAACCCCGCCTATTCGACCGGCGCTTATAGATGGAGAGGAATATTACGTTGTTGTTATCCATCCATACAGCACGACCGACCTGAAATTGAACGTGGCGGGATCGTCTTACATTACTTGGCCGGACATTCAGATGTATGCGAATGTCAGGGGGCTGAAGAACCCCATCTTTTCCGGGGCGCTTGGCGTGTATAACAACTGCATTCTTTACGAGAGCAACCGGATTTACACTCCGCGATCTAATGTAAGGCGGAATCTTTTCCTCGGGGCGCAGGCAGGCGTGTTCGCCATCGGCAACGCGTATGACAAAATGGACCAAAAGAAGGTCGGTGGAGACAACCTGATGAGCTGGTACGAGGATTCTGACGACTATGGTAACGAGAAGGGAATCGCCGTGGGTTGTATTTTCGGCTTGAAGAAAACTCGTTTTGATTCAAAAGACTATGGCGTGATTGTTATTACAGGTTACGCTGCAACTCACGCTGCATAGGAGGTGAAAAAATGGCGAAAGAATTAACAACCACAAGAGCCTCTGTTGCGGTCTATAATTTCGTAGACGACACAGTTGACGGAACCGCAAGTTCCACCACCACGCGGATTCTCAACGACGGCCACCCCCCGGTAAACAGTGCAGACGAAATCGAGGGTATGTTTTTGAGAAGCCGGATTGACTGGACGAACGATGTCGGGTCGGCCTATCCGACCGTCGATGCGAATGCTGGATCTTCTTCAGTAGGTGTGGCGAACATTTTTCAAGTTATGAAGATCCCCGACAGGGCGATTCTTCATGAGCTGATGGTGGCCGCGCCCACATCGACGGCGCCGACGCATAGCCTGACCGGTAGTTTGGGTACCACGACCGTGCTGAACTTTCAGGTGGCGGCTTACACCAATGCCTCAAAGAGCACGCTCAAGATGGACGCTGACGGGCTAGGAACTTTGTCTCTGACGCAAAGCGGCGGCGCAATAACCGGACTACCGACGATTTCTACCTCAACACCCGAAACGCGAGTTAAGGCGGTTACTGTGACAAGCGCAGGTACACCGCTCTATTGTCCCTTTGGCGGGTATGTGGAGATGCAAATGACCGGAGGCGCTTCAACTCAGAATGTTACGGCAGACGGTGTGTTTGCCGGCGCAATGGAGCTTATCGTTCGGGCTTCAAAATTGCCTGAATAACAATTGGCGTAAGGGTGTCATATATTGTATGGCACCCTCGCAGGAGGTTAAATGTCACCAATTATAAAACCAACAGAAAACATTGGCGGTTTATACGGACAGCTGAAGAAAGAGGATGTGATTTCACCGGTGGGGGGCCTTTTTGGTAGGGGTTGGACTATGAATGATGACGGCATAGCGAAGCCGTTCGTTGACACGGCCCTTGAAGTCGCCACGCCATGGATTCATCCGGTACCGGGCCACGACAAGGACTGCGGACTCTGGCACAGTATTATGTTTGACGAATACCACATTCTGCCGAGCCCCTGCATGGAATGCTGGAAGGTTGTGGTATTTCCGAGAACTCTGAAGGAGCTTTTCGAGCTCACGGAGTTTCAGTTCGGGTGCGGGCGCCCCTGTAAATGCGGGATCGATGTAAGATCGTACACCTCAAAGCTATACAGCGGTTATTTTTACAACAATTCCGTTGAAGAAGGCATGGAGTGCTACCACTGGCTCAGGAAGGAAATGACCGATTTGTTCGATGAGGACTTCCTAGTAATTTATAAAAGAGGGTGTACCGAATTTGAACTTACTTTTGGACCTTCCAATCAATGGGTTATCCCGGAAGGACAACTTGATTTAGAGGCTGAGATATTTAAGCTCTTTAACAGGTACGTAACCCACAACCCTCCGAAGCAACCATCCGTAATGCTACCGTCGATAAAGTTGCGGTGGATTCAATGGGCGTGGCAAAACGCTGACGATACGTACAAATTATACACGAACGGGGAGCCTTTACATAGACCGCCGTACACGTATCAGCATTTGGATTTGACCAAGCTCGAAAAGAAGGTCGTTGAAATGCATCGCATAGAATAGGAGAAATTCGATGGCGAATTATGATAGTTACATTGACGGTACCTACGGCAAGGCTCCGAAAACACGCAGGATTGACGGTGCGCTGTATCTATTAACGCAAACAGTGAATTTTGCTCAACAGAATCTTGATGCCGGAAATGGCGACGTTCTGCGGGTGCTTGCAATTAGGCCGGAAACGCTGGTTTTAAAATGCTGGGCACGGGTTCTTTCTGCCGCGCCGACAAACGCAACGGTTGATCTCGGATATGGTAGCGATGTGAACTATTGGGGCAACGGCCTAAAGATTGACGCGGCCGGAATCCCGGACACTGTGCTTACGGGTACCGTGGAAAGGTCTGGCGCAGCCATTGCGGTAGACGATAGCGAAACAAACATCATAACGATAGCGGGTGCAACGTTCGGAGATACCTGCACCGTGAATATGTCCGATGATGCGGAAGACCTTATGTTCCACGCTTATGTTCAGGCAGCGACCAAGGTTGAAACGGTCGCGCAAAATGACCATACGGACACGGTTGACCCTGACGGAACCTATGAAGTCTTTGTGGACAAGGCCCCAATGGGGCACCAGCCGTTATTGTTTACTTCGGCGGATACTATTGACCTCATAGCCACAACTGACCTGCAGGACGTGAACATTATTTCCGGCATACTTCGTGTGGGTGCTATATGTTTAGACGAAAGACTGGCATAAGGAGAAAACGATGAGTAATTACGATGTTTATATAGACGGAACCTATGGACAGCCCCAGACGAGGCATAATCTTGGCAAGTCAATGTATGTATTGACGCAACAGGTTGATTTTTCATTACAGAACCTTAATGCGGGAAACGGGGATGTCCTGAGAACTTTACAGGTGCCGGCTGAAACCCTGGTTTTGAATTCGTGGATTCGGATGCTCACGGCGGCAACGGACGATGGAACGGTGGATCTTGGTTACGGGAGCGATGTAAATTATTGGGGCAACGGACTTGTGCTGGACAGTGCAAGACAGGTCCCGTCAATGCTGACCGGTACTGTCGCCAGGACTACATCGAGTATTAGCGACGGTGACAGCGATACAAAAAGTGTCACAATTGCTGACGCGACATTCGGGGATATCTGCACAGTGAATCTTGGCGTAGACAGTATTGATCTTACCGTACATGCCTATGTTCAGGCCGCGGACACCGTGGAGGTTACGATGCACAACAGCTCTGGGGCGGGAAGAGATCCGGTCGGCACGTTTGAGATTTTTGTAGACAAGGCCCCTCGAGCGAAGCATCCTCTGTTGTTTTCATCTGCCGACACGATCGATCTAAAGGCAACGACAGACATCGCCGATGCGGACATTATTACCGGTATAGCAGAGGTCAAAGCCGTATGTATTGATTTGCGCCTGGCGTAAGGGGGTATCGTGGCAGCGGTTAGTGCGTTTATAACGTCTCTCCGTTATGACCTGAGAGACTATTCGGACCATGAATTCCCAGATCCGGAGCTTGTAGAGTACCTGAACAGGGCCGTGATACAACTAGACTCGGCCCTGTTATCCATAAATAGCGATTGGCTCCTCCAAACACATGCGGAAAGGCTAGCGGAGGGTGCCAATTATATTGCTCAGCCGACCCAGAACATAGGGGTAAGGTCGGCCTGGATTTCGTCGGTGCTTGGAACCTATGAAAGCTCCGATGCCACGTTTGCGGCTACCGGAAACACAATTACCGTAGTGTCGGGAAACTTCACTGACGATGGCTTTGCTGCGAATCAGACGCTTGGAGTAGACGGGTCGACAAGTAACGATACTGAGGATATAGGCTTACTTACGGCATCGTCGGTTACGGATACAGTCATCACTGTCAATGAGGATGTGATAGTCGATGAAAATCCCGCAACTGTCTATATCTTTACTGTCGGGGATAATACGATAAGCCAGATTTCTTCGGCAGAGCTCCTCGAGAAGCGTAAATTCCTGAATTCGGACGGCCAGCCTCGTTATTGGGCATACCAGGGCACAAATCTCATTTTTGATTATATTGCAGACCAGGACTACGGTGTTGTTTTTCATTTCAACCAGAAGAGCGACACGCTCACGACTAGCTCAACCATGCCCTATAATGATGAGTTCAACGAAGAATTGCGGGAGGCTGTCGTTCTGATAGCGCAGAATGAGTTGGCCGACGTGACGATGCTGCTGTACGATACCTTTCGGGCGGCAGCTACAACAAAGGCGATACGCCGGAACTTTGTTCCCAAGCGGTATCGAATAGATTTTTAGGAGGATATTATGCCTGAACTTACAATGGCAGAGGCTAGAATAGAGGTTCGTTCACTATTGAACGAGCCGACCGCCCACTTCTGGACAGACCTGGAGCTTGAAGACTACATTCAAGAGGGTGCCGTCGATGTCAGTGCAAAAACACTTTGTTACGAGGTCGTAACATCGCAGACTCTTTCGGATAACATAATTGAGTATGCAGAGCCGACAGACACGATAAAAGTGCTTTCCTGCACGTTGTTCGATGATAGTGAGGGTACATACCGGGGGTTGCAGAAGATTCATCCGCGAATGATGAATCATGTACCTAATAATGATGCGGGTCTTCCCTATTACTATTATCATTTCGCGGGAAAAGTGGGCGTTTATCCGGTTCCCGAGGTGGATGCCAGCGATGCTATTTACATTTACCACGCTTCGATATCGGATGATATAACGGCGTTGCCCGACAAAGCTCAGTCACCCGTGATTGAATATGCAGCGGCTATGGGGCTTTTCAAGGCCAGAAGAAACACGGAAGCGGTGGCTCTATATACCAATTATCTCAACAGTCTGAGGTTTTTGAGGGCTGACCTTCATACCATGGATGTTGAGTCAAAGGATATGATGGCGCCGCCCGACAGGGTAGTCACTAGATAAGGAGGATATTATGGCTGTACCTTACACAGCGGCAACAATCAGGGCGCAAATACGTTATTTATTGAACGAGCCCGTTGCCAGCTATTGGACGGACACTGAGATTAACAATTATGTCGCCATCGGATGCCGGGAGGTGTCGCGCTCGTCTCTGTGCGTCGAAGCGACGTACGGAATTGCCTTACAGACCGGCATAATGGAATACAGCGCAGCTGCGCCTGCAGAGGCCGGCGGACCCGGGGCCACTGAGGGAGACATAACCTATACGGCGGGTCCCCCGGGGACAATCACATCCGCCGCTACCGCTACGTTCATAACTGACGGGCTACTGACCGGGATGACGTTTACCGAAAGCGGCTCTGCAAGCAATGCCGGCAACTTTACTATCCGCAGCATAGATTCAGAACTCATTATGACGGTGTTTGAGACCGTTGTAGCCGAGGGTGGCGGCGCTACGATTACTTACCTCATAGACTATGATTGGATAGCCGATGTGGTTAAGGTTTATGGCTGCACATATGTTACCGGAACCAATAGCGCAGACGATGTGGCGACCAAGGGGCTTCAGAAAATACACCCCAGAAACCTACGGCACCTTCCGAACCTAACGGACGGCCCACCTTATTACTGGTGGCATTTTGGTGACGCTATAGGCATTTATCCGGAACCAAGTGCGTCGGAAGATAATCACTGTGTTTATGTCTATCACTCGAAAGTTACCGAGGCCATAGCAGACATACCGGACGAATATCAGCCAGCAGTGCTGTATTGGGCGATGTCTCGTGCGCGTATGAAAGAGCGGAGCATGGGCGAGGCTCAGATGTGGTATTCGATGTATCTGAACTCCATGGCGTATCAGAGACAAACTCAGTATGAACGAGGCGCCGATAGCAATCAGATGCGACACATTCCCGACAGAACGGTTGCCGTGGGATAGGAGAGGCGATGGAAACGAAAGTATTGTCTGTAGATGTCCGATATCAGGATGTCAAGACCGGACTGTTGGAGAAAGAGCGTATTCAGGTACCCCACAAAGAGGGCGAGGCCTTGCCCCTAGAAGTTGTTATTCTCTCTATTAGGGGTCTTGTAGAAAAAAGGGCTTCTGTAGAAAAAAAGCCGAAGACCAAAAAGTCCGTTGAGGAAGAGAAGCCGCCTGTGACATTGGAGTAATAATGATTGGCATATTAGAGGCGTGGTCAAATTACATAACCATCAGGTGCGCCTATGAGAATGTTGCGAGCGACCTGACCGATTTTCCTATGCCTATCTACATATCGGAGTCTTCAGGAGTCGATGGCCAAGACCTGTCAATGATCTTTGATGAGCTCGGAGCGAACAGCAAAAAACTAGCGATCACCTCGTCGGATGGAACGACACAACTTTACGTTGAAGTAGAGACTTGGGATCACGCAAACAAAAAAGCGTTATTGCACGTTAAAGTTCCCACATGGTCGAGTAGCGAAGTTACGGTATTATACCTTTATTATGATTCGTCTCGACCGGATAATACGGCTTATGTTGGAGATGTGACGGATGCCGTAGTTCACAATGTGTACGACGCGGATTTTCATGCGGTTTATCATCTTAGTGAATATGCAGCGGGAGTTACGCACGACTCTACAGGCAACGGGTACACGGGCACCGGCGAAGGCGGCCTAGACGACACAAACATCACAGACGGGCCCTACGGTGGAAAGGCCATGACGTTTGACGGTTCAGATGAGTATGTAGACGTAAACCATCCACGCCTGTCGGACGGGACGTACACGGTAGAGGCTATTGTAAAATTGGCTTCGTTAGGTTCAAGCTCAACGATTTACGGAGAGCAAAACGCCGGAACGTTTCCCATTGGTCTTCTGTACCGTAGTTTAGCGTATGCTGTTTTCCGTTTTGGGTTTCATGTGTCGGGGTCTACCTGGGCATATGCAAATTCAACTGCGACCATTGAGGCAGATACCTGGTATTATGTTTCTGGAAAGCAGGGGGCGGAAGTAGTTTGTCGGGTTGACGATAACTACGAGGGAACAAATGCTCAGGTTGGAGGTACCGCAGGCACGCCGACAGACAATTTTATCGGGCGGGCTGCAGCGACCAATCCAGACCACTTTGAAGGAACGATTGCCGAGGTGCGATTTTCGACAACGGAAAGATCCGATGCGTGGATGAATGCTACGAAGCACTCATATTTTGACAATGTACTTACATATGATACTTGCGTATATATAGAACCGTATGAAGTAGAGCAAATAAGACGGCTTGCGGGCGATAAGTATGCGGTAACATGGTCTGACGCGCAAATGACAAGTTCGATTGCCGTGGCAACGAGAGACATAAGTGAAAAGACTTTTTGTTGTGAAGACATAGACACTATAAGTACAGCATCAGGTACGCTTGAGTATGATGTTCCTACTGATGCGATAGCAATATTCGCCTGTAGCTATGCCAATACGGGCATTCGCCGTGTAAATCCGGCGATGATACGGCATTTGCCTTATTATGATTCGGGTTCGCCAAAGTATTACTATCATTATAACGATAAAATAGGCATATATCCGGTTGCCGATGATATATACGCTGTTACCGTGTATTTTGCCAAAGTCACAGAAACCATGACCGACTTGCCGTGTTATATACGAACCTTAGTGATGCTTTACGTTCTTAGTAAGTTAAGGCTGTCGGAAGGCTGGCAAGACGATGCGGATATGTTTAATGCGATGTACTTAAACTCTTTAAATTATTATCGGGATA